GTTGAATTGCCCACCACCCAGAACAAAAATTCTTTGTTCAGATTATTCTACATGAATAACCGAAACCCTTAGCTGACCTGCCATAAGGCAGGATCAGGAAGGGCGTTTTATCAGTTATTCAACATGCATATCAGCTCTTTTGGAGCTAAGATAAGCGGAATAATCGGACAGAGAATCCTGAAGCTCACTGGGATATATTTCCAGATCTTCAACGATCCCGAGTCTTTTCTTAAGATTTAAATCAAAAAGAAAAGGTCGGTGTCCGACTATCAGGTTATCCACCTTTCGGAGGACGTATCCTAACAGTTCGGACTGATCCTGAATATCTAGAAGATATCCGAGCATCAGAGTTCTGGGGCTCCCATGAAGAACGAGCAATCGTTCTCCGACGGTCGACGTATTCAGACACAACCCTAGGGTTGCGAGAATTGTGTGCTCTGGCAAAGAAGTCCAGAAGCCCGTCGAATCCGTCTCTCTCCGATCTTTTAGTTCGGTCAGAAATTGACCAAACTTTGACTTCGTCCCGATGTAGGCGAGTATTCCATCTTTTGATAAGATGGCGTTCATCGCTTCCACTAAAGGACGAGAGACCGGAGAAGCCAGCGTCGTTTGGACCCACAATCCTGAGGTACTTTCGTACCTGTATAGGAAGTTGGTCATCGGCTGTTCTTGATGCATACCATAATCCTTTATTAAAGAGATTGTTGGATGTGTCTACTACAGCCTGACACGACGCCGGGCTGTCTGCAACTAGTGTTTTCGGTTTGGATGGGGTAATATCAAACCCCTTAAATCCGTCCGTACCACACGATTCCCTAAAGTGACCGTTAACATAGCTTTTGGCCATGTTGACTTTCAACTGAAGGAGATTCATTGTGCGCACTAGTCGCCCATACCCGTGTACCGGCAAAATAATATCGTCGCCGAATACACGAACCTTGGTTCGAAGTTCCTTAATACGAGCCCAAGTGACCCGCTCTTTACTGCCTAGGGTACAACCTAGAGCAATGCAGAGCATCACCAAACTCATAACTGGGAACGTCGTTGCAGTACCTTGCGAGGCGAATTTCCGTAATGACAGGAAACTCGGCTCATCAGAGATTTCGTCTCTGATGTACCTCGTACGTGCGGCGTGCAGAGCTTTTAATAAGGACGGATTAGTCCTCATTATACGCTCCACGGTCCAACACGTAAGTCGGTCGCTAGCATCGGATAAATCAACCGTTGCCAGCTCCCTATCAAGGGATGCTTTCAGAACCATAGCACCTGATTTCTGCTGGTCCCTAAAGTCAATGAAGTGAGTCCCAAAGGTCTCACGACACTGAACAAATAGGAACTTGAGCAGTAATTGCTGACACCACTGATGTGATGTCGGCTCTGCTGCAATAAGCCTAGGACCTTTTGCGGTCTTCGGCACGCAGATCAGGCGTGAAGCCACCTCGTGAGAGGTAGGCTTCTCCATTGGAGCGCCTACGGTTTTGCCGCAGAGTTCCCATGGAAAGACGTTCTGAAGCTTTTGCGGCCAATTGGGGAAGCATGATTTCTCATGCTGCTTCAACCGTTCCGCAACTGCACCAGGGCCATGTTTGAAGCCAGTACCCAAACCACGCTCATATATCCAACTGCTGAATGCAATAGGATCAAAAGCGGGAAAAGTACTGAAAATAAGATCCGCAACTTCTTGGATCTTATTGAGGGTGGCTATGTCCTCTAATTTGGACTCTTGGTCTTTTTCACTGGTTCCTTTAGGAAACAGTGAATTAGAGTCAAAAGTTCCAGAATAGTGATAATCCACTGCCTGTACAATATGCACAGACAAGTGGTCATCAAGACAAGGCCTATCCTCGACCGTTGTAACCTGGATGGCAGCATCTACATATGATTCCGATGTTTCGGAAACAGAATGAAGAAAACTATCATCAGGAAACAAATCGCAATAGTAATTATCGCGATTTCCGGAATGTAGTTGTCCCTCGAAAGAAACACTACTTTCTCGGCGGTTGAGGCGGAGTTCGTCGCATTGCCAAGTGAAACTTGGTTTGCGAAGACTTCGTTCGATGTCATGGTACTCTCCTACTTTCGCTAAAGTGCGATCGCGGGAACAGTCCACCTCGATTCTCTTACCGACAACTAAAAGTTGCCGTAAAAAGAATAGGGCGTTGACATCTACCTCATGCTTCAAACAGGAGTTCTTCTCAAACACGCGCAACCAAAGTCCCGAGAAAAGTCTCGGCACCTTGGCCTTAGAAGACACGGCCGTTGATAACGGCCCTTCTAAGTGAAGGCGCCCCGCCTCGAGAGCACTCAACAAGAGTGACTCTAGGTGAGGAAGGTCTAGGGTAAACAACCCAAGACCTCTAGTTTGAGAATTAAGGGTGAGTCGATCAAAGTCTTTGATCAAACTTTCCTTAAGCTCCGGGTATGTCAAGGTGGCATCCGTAAGGATGCCTCTTGAGACATGGAGTAGAGCATTTACTTGGCTTTTCATATCTGATCCTTATTCTAGGTGAAGATATCCAAGCTACTGCTCCTGCAATTGTCACTTCGAGTGCTAATCGCAGCACGTTAGTGCTACGACTCGAAGTTCATCAGCTTGTCAATGTTCGCGGACGTCAAGTACGCGAGCAATCCCAAAGCAACGTTACGTGGATCGACGAGGGTATCACCCCGTTGATTTTCAATAACGGTGTAACACTTCCGAGTAGTCGAAAGTGTTGCTGGGGCAACGGGAAACACAGTGTGGACGAGTTCGGCATTGTGACGATCAATCGTCACTCCGCGCTTCTTATCCACATAAAATGTGTTTCTGATGTTGAGCCGAAACTCTTCCGTAGCAGTACGGAGCAAGTATTCCGAAGAATACTTATCCTGATTGATACGAACGAGGTTTTTGGCCACCGCATTGATGGTGACAACTGCTGGATCAGCAAACATGCTGGTACTCCTTTTCTTGCTTCTGTCCCAAGACAGGATTGTCTTAGGGTTAACGGAATGAGCGATACTTCTGCTTCATTACCATTAACGAAGCAAGAATGCCCATTTGACCTGCATCTAGCAAAGGCAGGTGAGCATCGAAAGTAGCGGAAGCCGGATAGCGTTCCTTGCGTTCCTTTGTGACATGCGCAGCAGTGATGTTGCGTATGCCATCATCGGCACCCACGGTGTAGCTTTCCGTCTTAGTATGGCGCATGAGAGTCAAACTCTCACACGTGGCTGGTATAACATTACGAGTCTGCGAAAGCAGATCCCCAATGTTAGTATACCAGTCTATTAGCCAAGACCATGGAATACCCTCCCAAAATCCGGAGAGATTCCATTCGAAACCTAAATAGGCTCGCTTGGCTAAAGCCAACTTCTCGGCGGAAGAATACTTAGAATAATCACCCTGCGGTAACCACCGCGCGTGACCTCTAATTATTCTTTGTCCTACTGACTGTACGGGGCTTGTGAAAAAGCATCCGTTGCTCTGCATGGCTGTTGAGGCCGTGTATTGCGAGTTAGATAGGGCATCCAACGAGACCGTTTTCCTGTAGCCACCGGACTTTTGTAGTTGAGCGATCACATTGAGTTTTTCATTTACTCGATCTGCCCACTCTCCTACACGAATGATATCACGTACTAATGGCTGAATGCCAAACTTGTACCTGATAAAATTCTCCGCAAGCTTTTCTATGAGGGTTTCCCCATAGACTTCCAAGCTTCGCGGTAAGTCTCCGATCTCCAGAACATTCTGAATAACGTCCACTCCTGGACGACTCGGATTTGTTCTGGCGAGAGTCGCAGCCGCATATGCGGCAGACGACTGTTCTCCAGGATAATCTAATATGAGCGGGGCGAAAGCACCCGTAGAACATGCGTCACAAACGTAATTATCGAAATAGCCGGTGAAATAAGTACCACCGTCTTTCCGATTTTGGTTAATGACGCCACCATTCATAGAATACTTATCAATCTGCAATGGCAAGTTGTCGCCTAGTCCCTTACCAGGACTATCGACACACGTGTTCAAAGTAGAATTGATAGGATTGTATCCATTGGTGATGCCAAATCGACGCCAATATCCGTTTGTAAACGGAGTTGCCTCGGTTCGGGTTCTTGTCATATTAGATCACTTTCGACAGAGGAAATGCTTTTCTGATCAATTACTAATTTAATCAGATCGGCATGTGAGGAGGACGAAGAGTCCTCC